CTCCGAATCGGTGGTTACGGTTATAAGTATGTTAGAATTCTCAGCCATTAAAGAAAGCAAATATTAAGTAAGCAACGAACCCCCACCATATCGCAAAGCATCCCCATTTTAAGGCGTAATAGCCCCATTTTCGTTTACCATATAAACGGCGCGAGGGCTCATTTGCGCGAATGCCGTATTTAAGCAATCCGAGGACGGGGGAAATAGTGTTTAATTTCATCGTGTCTGAGTGTAATAAAGCGTTAAAACGACTTGAATTAAAGCGGGGAAACCCGTTCCCGCACTCGTTACCCCGAAACGATGCTCGTCGGGGTCGGTGAGTACGTCGATACTGAGCGCAAAAGTGAACGTGCCTGAGTTATCCGTGGAAATTTGTATCGGGTTACTATTCACACATACTCCCCCTATCTTCTCGATGTATAGCGAACCCGTTTCGTAAAAGGCATTGCCGTTAACGTCTGAGGCTTGTAAAACGTAGAGAGCGGTAATTGAAGTATCGTCGGGTAAATTGATACGTGTAATTGTATCGTTACCCGGTGCTAACTCCAAATATTGCCCCGCCGCAGTAAAATTGAAAGCATTAGCGAGAATTATCGCCCCGCTTTGTTGGTTGCCCTCCTTAGCCGAAACGCGATCGCCACCGCCATAATGAAGGCCCATAATATTCGAGTAAGCATTGCGCCCCAAAAGTACCGAGCCGCGATTTGCACCCTCGAGTTTTAACCTTTCCCCAACTGCCAACGTGTTCTCATTCCCCCGCTCAATGGTCATCGACTCACCCGCATACACCGAGAATCCATTCCCAACGTCGATAGTTGTATTAGCAGTCCTCGCCAGTACATTCGACGGTGCCCCATCGACACCCGCGTTATACATAATTGCCGCGAAAGTATCGGTGCCCCCGCCCGTGTCGGTTACGATAGGAGTGCCCAGCGCTAAACATTGGTTAGTAGCATCGTCCCAAAAATAGCCGTACCGAATACAACACGTCGGGCTCGATGGCTGGGGATTGCCCTCGAAATCTTCGAAATCGACCACTTGCACCGCGTCGGTTACTGCCACGGCAACGGGAACGAGCGCACAATCGGGGGCGGGATCGACTATCTTTATTAGCTTGACTTTCACGCTCTCATATAACCCGATTTTAAAGTCGGTAATTTCGAGAATTCGCCAGTATGAATCCTTAATCCAAACGCGGTCGTTGTATTTAAACGTCAGCACGTCGGCCAAATCGAGCGCGAAATATGCCTCCAGTATTCGCGCCTCAGGTGAGTAAAGCCCATTGAGATAGTCGCGCCAATATTCATTAAAGAGGTTTCGAAACGGGTTCGTAATGATAACGTGAAAAGGTGTCTCAGGTGCGAAATTCAAATCATAATCGCCGATAGTAGCATTTACACTTGAATAATTGTTAAAGATATTAACGGCCGTAGAATCGACTGCGCTCGTGCCGTCGTTATACACTTGCACCGTTGCCACGTCGGCCAAAAATAAAAACCGAAGATTCGGCGCGACAAAATCGCCTTTATCATTTATGAATTTCGGTATTGGTATCTGAGTCCCTTCGATGTAAACCGCTGGCGTGGATTCTGCCACCAACTTAACGTTGAGATCGCCCGTCACGAATTCATTAACCGGGGCTCCCGCACTTACTGAATAGCCGTCTAAAATTTGATATTGCCCAAACGTTCGGCCGTTATCGGTGAAAATTTTTGAGTAATAATCGCCGCCATTTTTATAACTAAATAAAAAGTTACGGCGCTGAATATCGGTTGTAGGGCTTAACGTTATATCCTTCGAAATATCGAGCTTTTGCGTCCAGTCGTTATCGTCTCCCGTGCCTATGTAGTCAACTATCGGAATTACACCGACCTCGTTCGGAGTTGTCCGACTTGGGACAATTACCGCCGCGTGCATATTTAAAATATCCCGCACGAAATCCACTTGCTTAATATTAGGAGCGTTGGCCGCCGTGTTCAAATTAACCCCAAACAATCCTACGAAATTGAATAACTCGAAACCCGAACCGACGAGCGGGTCGTTAGTTGCCGAGCCTTGAAAAATAGGGGTTCCATTGAATTCGGTATAAGGCCGTATAAATTGCCCCGCCTCCATAAATATTGGGACGGTTGTTATTAGCACGCTTTGTAAAACGCCGTTGTTTTGATCGTTACCCGAAATAGCGACCTCGTGACTAACTACCAACGAGCCCGCAGTCGGTGGGCCACTCGTCCAGCGATACATTTTTAACGCGCCAACGTTGGCCCCGAATGCACCCACGGGAATAACATTTAACCACACGCGAAAAGTATAATAACCCGTTGTTGGTGCTTCAAATGCAAACGTCGCATATTGTCCGCCGTTATCTACTAACTCGGGAAAATTGAGCGGGTTGCCATCGGCCACGGCAGTATTAGTCGTAAATCCCGCGTTGAAATAAAACGTTTGTACGGTTTCCTGAGTGATGAGGTTTTTATTCATCAGCCACGGGCACCAATAACCCGAGAGAATAGTCTCGAGCGGTGTGGGGCTTAATGTAAAACCCGCCTCGTTAATGATATTAGAAAAGAGAGTCCACGCGTTGACGAATGGCGTTAACTCACCCGTGTAAATAGGTTGAGTGCTATTACTTACCGGGCGGCCAACTCCGCCATTACTCCATTTTTGCCCCCTATCGGTTAACCCGAAAACGAGCTCGGTAGGTAATGGTGGGTTAGTGATATTCGAATAACTCAACTCGCAGTCGAGCGTCGGCAAATATTCTATATCGGTTAGGAGCTTGTCACCTATCGAGCGGAATAAATCGGGGGCCTCGCCGTAAAAAGAGATTTGAATATCGGCGAGCTGGTCGTTGCGTTTGAAAGTCTTAATAACCCGAACGTGGCCGCGTATGATGGGCAAGGTATCGACGCGAATTTCAGCGGGTATTTTCGTCCCGTAAATATTCGAACTATCCGAGAACGTGAACGAATCGAGTAGCCCGAAAATCTCGAGGTTGCGGTCGGATGCGGGGACTCGAAACTCTCGCGTAAAATCCCCCAGCGGTGCGAAAGTCCCCACGTCTTGAAAATTGAAATTTTGCGAGATGCTTTCGAGCGGGTATAAATCGACATAGGATTGCTCGAGCGTATCGACGAGCGTATTTATATGAACCGTTGAGGTAAATGGAATCGGCGAGAGGTTAGTAAAGTCGAGCCCAACGTCGGTAGTTATATCCCCCGTCATCGGGTCGAATGAAGTAACGACGCACGTTTCAACTAACCCACCGATAGGAGGGTCGGTACTTATGATAGTGCCAATAGTAAAAAACGCGTTGCTCGGGACGGGGTCACCGATACTCGTCGCGCTATTTATATTCCAGCTCGTTTGCCCTGAAAAGTAGCTGGGTGAAATATCCCAAAGCCCGTTGTCCACGTAAGCCGTGCCGCCCGTTTGAACTATTAAATGTACCTCTCCGTTCATTAGCTCCAGTAATCTTGAGAGTAACTCAATTTCAGAGTTACGTTATATAACTTACCATTACGCTCGCGACGCTCTAAAAATGAATTTTCTTCCACGCTAACGGGAATATGAGTCCCGTTTGAATTCACTATATGCACTTGATTCGATGCGATGAGCGACCTTAAAAATATATACTCGTTCTCTTGCAACCAATCGGAATTTATAGTGAGCGTTCGGGTTACTATATTGGCGCGGTCGTATAACTGGCGATCGTAACGACTAAAAATAGTCGAGGTGCCATTCATCAAAACGCGCTTGAATTGCTTTCGCTCAACGTTATTCGTGTTCTCGCTTTTCTTTATAAAATTGAAGTAATCCCACCCACCCCGAGAGCTCACCCACGCGACGCGAATTTTATCGAAACGGCAATCGGATTGCCCGTATTCCTCGGCATTATAAAATACATACAATTTCGAAACGCGAGCCGAGGCACTCCACGCGCTCACCTCGTAATATTGAAACCCATTAGAAGTCGGGTCGGGTATCGATGGCACCGTCGAGTTTTTAAGATTCTGAGGGTAACAAGGAATCCCCTCTTGAGGCGAGCCGTCAACGTTTACATATAGTGAGGTAACCGTACCCGCGCTATCTTTTAACGTGATTAAATAACGCGTCACGTTATTAGGTGTCGAGTAAGTATTCACACCTTGAAAAAATAATAAGCCGTAATCGGTTTCGTACGTCGGAATAAATACGGTATTCGTGTTGGGAGTCACCCCGAGCGATTCGGCCAGCGGCCAAACGTGAGTATTAATGAGGCGGTCGCTTTGTAGATAGTCCGAATTCGCGTTATTAGGTATCTTAATACTCTTGTCGGTACTCGAGAACACGTTCGGCTTATATCCGTTTATCGGTTGAAGATAGCCGTTATAAACCGCCGTAGTGGCCGCCTCACTCACCCCCTCGTTTTCGGTGAGTATCCCGCCAATTAACCACCATTCGGTAAAAGTCAATTCGTATGATTTCCACGAATTGCCTTCGGCCTCGACGTGAGTAGCCGCAGTAGTAGCGTGAATCGCCGTCGACTCATCGTTGAGTAAGTTAACGAGCGGATTCAAATCGAAATAAGCCGAGCCATCGGGGGACGCGTCCAAATAAAAATTATAAGTTTTCGCCGCCGCCACGTCTACTACCTCAATACCGAATTTAAACCCGGTATTCGCCGAGTTATCCGAGCTCAAAGCATAAATTAATTTTTGCCCTCGAGGTGTCCAAGTGTACGGCTGGTCGTTTATCGTAATCGCCATTTACTTAATGTATTTATCGGCCTTGAGCCTTAATTGTTGTAATATCTCTCGCGTGTAAAACTCTCGGAATTCGGCGCCTGATTTCCTAAATTCAGTTTGGAAAGCATCCCGCATATAAAAAACGGGAACGATGCCTCGCTTACCGATACTCATCGCCATTCGCGACGCTTGCCACCACTTGCGTTTCTCATCGGCCCCCGATTCGAATAGACCTTTACGCCCCATCCAAGCGTAAATCGGAGCCACGGGCGGCCACGTTACAGGGTTGTTATTTGGAGTGCGGCCCTTCTCAATTACGTCGGCATAGTTACGCGTTGCAGTATCGTTAGCGGGAACCCCAAACCATTGCAATATTTTCGGGCCTCGCTTAAAATAGCCGTAGGTTAGTTTGGAACTGAGGTTACCCGTGTCGATGCGGTTAACCGAACGGCCTCGAATTTGGCGTTTACGTCTCAAGTTAGCACGCGCCGCCTTAATGACGCGATCGCCGAACCCGTCTAATATTTCCCGATTCTCACCCAGCGAGGCCATTAGCTACGTTCTAATATTAAAGACATTGAAACAATCGTCCCCGCTTGACTGGTTCCGTTATTAGTACCCCCGATTGTTATTCGATCACCCGCCGCCACGCTAACCGAATTCGTGGTGTCACTAATCGTGAAGTTCGAACCGCTTGCACTCGTGAACGTTAGAGTAATAGCCGTATCCGCTCCATTTTTTCGTACGGTTAAAACAATGGAACCACTCGCACCCGCGCCAGCGCCGACCCGCACATAAAAGTTTTTGAGCGTACCCGCCACGGGCATAACAACGATGCGAGCGTTTTCGGTTGCGTTAATTGCCGAGCTACCCGTTATAGCCCAATAACTCGTTGCGCCGTTAATATTGGTATGACCCGTGTTCGGAGCCGAGGCGAAAACCACCGAATCGGTTCCGACCTTTGAGTTAAACGTCGACCAGTCGGCCGCACTCAGGAAACCGGGTTGCGCCGCGCTCGCCTTTTGCCCGTTCGCATAGTCGAGTGAAATAACCCCACTCGCTGAATTGAAATCGTTAGCAGTAAACGCCGCCGCCCCTTTGGTTGCCCCATCGGCCACCGAGTCAGCTATCGAGATAGTACGGTCGGCGCTCAAGTCCCCACCCCCCGAAAGTGGCGAGCTCGTATTTATCGCTAGAGTGGTTCCGACCTTGCTATTAAATGTCGACCAATCCGCACTCGAAAGAGCGCCCCGATTCGACCCCGAGGCCGTGGGCAAATTAAACGTATGAGTCGAGCCCGCCGAGTTAATCGCGAAATCCGTTCCACTCGTCCCAACCGCGAAATTTTGAGTGTTCTCAGTTAAGCCATTCAGCGAGCTGAGACCTATCGCATAAGTCGAATGCACCTCGCCAATTTTATTCGACTCGGTGTATAGCGTGACCGTTTTACCATTTGTATTCTGAATGTCGAACTCGATAACAACGCGATCCGTTGCCGCCGTTACCGTATTCGGAACCGAGATAGCGAATGTGTATAAGTCAACGACGTTGCCGTTGGTTATTTGCTCGAGCGGTGAGGTTGCGATAGTTGTAAACGTTGAGCCGTTGTAAACTTTTAGCACCGCCACAATTTCGGCGTTATTCGAACCGCCCCCCGTTTCACTTAAATAAACGTCGATTGTCCATACACCCGAGGGAATTATCAAGTGATTTGGTGAGCCGACATCGGTAATGAAGCGAGCAATAACGCCCGTAGTGGCCCGCGTAAAATTAGCCGCGGGGCCCGTATTCGCCTCGGTGCCTAATTCGTAGTAATCATTACCCCCAATCGTTCCCTGAGAGACGTTACCATTAAAATAGAATATCTGACCGCCACCGCCTCCCGTGCTCGGGAAGTTGGCGAGTGAGCCGTCACCCCGAACGTATTGCTCAGTCGTACCCGCACCCGTCACCGCGAGAGTGCCCGCCGTGGTAATTGGCGAGCCGCCTACATTAAACGCGCTCGGCATCGTAAGCGCCACCGACGTAACCGAGCCCCCACCGCCACCGCCTACCGTGGTAAATTCAACCGCTCCCGTTGAGGCATTTGCCAACGTCAACGCTTGGCCGACCGTTGCGGTGCCGTTGCCCACGGCTGGCGTTTTGATATATAGAGTGGTCGCATCCGTTTTGAACTCTTGAGTGGTTACGCCTTTGGTTTTCATCGAAGCGTCGATAGCCGTTATATATAATCGGCTCTCGCTCGGCGGATACTTACCCAAAAAAACCTCGAAAAAACCCGCTGCCGTTGGGTAAATTTTAAACTCAACATTATTTTGCCAAACGAGGTTAGTGCTATTACCTACGATGCTATTATTCGTAGTTAAGTTATTATTCGTAGTTATTACATCTTGCAACCCTTGAGGGCTCGGGATAGTTGGCTTGTTGAGTATCTGAGCCACGCCGCTAACCGCGTTCCAATCCGAGTTGACCTGAGCGGCGGGAATAGTTGGGAACGTTTGCACCGCGCCCGTCCCGTCGATGTAATCGGCCGAGGTACCCGCTCCCGTAATTGCAAGAGTGCCGTTAGTAGTTATCGGTGAGCCCGAAACGACGAAACCCGAGGGCATCGTTAACGCGACACTCGTGACCGTTCCACCACCACCACCCCCGCCACCCGTCGAGCTAATCGTAACCGTGCCGTTTCCATTGTCTACGATCGTAACATTCGCCCCTTGTTGTAAATTCAAAAGAGACTGGTCGCCATTCAACACGCCGTTAGTCTCGAGTATTAACCCGAGCCCAACCCCCGAACCTCCCGAGCCTGAGCCTCCGACACTCCAATCGGCGGGAATATCGCACGCGCTCCAATCCCACGGCACCGAAAGTGTAAGCGATAAGTTGACCCCTGTTAACGTGTGGCTAAACTCGTTTATAAAACATTCGATGTTAGCCGCCCCATCGAGCTCGACACTTGGCCCGAAAAGCACGAGGCCGTTTTGAATTTCGGCGAGCAAATCCTCAGCCAATCGGATGCAATCGGATAACATCTCCCTTTGATACTCGGGCGGGGTTTCTTTATCGCGAGGCAAATCGGCGAAAGTGATAATGAACGTGTAAAGGCGTGAGCCCGATTGCGGGGCAACCTCCACGGGGAAAACGTGCATCCACGGGAATTCGACACCCTTCTCAATATTCACGTTTGACGGGTCACCGTGAGTGAATCCCCTAATCAGGAAATGGCCCTCGGCAAAAGCCCGAAAGCGCTCAATTAATACGTTATAGCTAATATTTGTAATCATCGCATTTTGTAGGCTTGTTTCATTATCCTCGCTTGCTCGGCGTTATAGTCCCTGAGGTAACTCAAGTGAGTGAATATCGAGCGAGCTGGTTTATCGAGAATCATTTCGTGTTTAGTAATATCATTCACGGCTATTGACTCGAGTATGTGATACCATCCCCACCGCGCGAGACCTGAGGGGGTAAAACCGTCCTCATCTCCTTGTTCAGCATCGCGTCCAAATAAACCAGTGAATTGTTCACTAATTCCGCGCCGATACTCGAAAAAAAAAGCAATGCACCGTTGACGCGATCGAGAGTTAAGTCCATTATCTCGGGCATATAACCCGCCATCTTTTCGAGGTCGTATTTTTCAATGTTGTAGTATTCCCCCACTTGCTCGGTGACGGGTCGAAATAGGATAGCCATTAAGCGGGGTAATTCCTTATAGTCGCACGCCTTACCATCGCGCCAAATCGTTTGAGCCAATTGATCGAGGTCAACGTGTTCTCGGAACGTCATTCCGTTAATATCAGGAATAAACCCGAGGCGCTTGCCATTAACCGAAATAATCCGCTCGAAATTACTCGAGCTCGAATCGATGACCTCCTCGAATAGCGTTACAATCGTATGCACCGTTTCGGCCTTCAACTGCTCGCAGTATTCCCGCGACTTGTTGAGTATTATCATTACGCGTTCGACCTCATCGGTTGCGCCGTGATAACCCATAAATTGAGTTAACGTGATTTGGGAAGCGTCCCCCGGTATTCTCAATTTCATAAATTCGAGCTAATCGTTATTACTGGCTGATTATCGGCCCCCGTGAGTTCCTGGCGCTCAACGTAACCGCGTTTTTTCCCTTTGGTCTTAAGATAAAAGATTGTCGAGGACACTTCTCCGTTTTGTATCTGCTTGTGGAGTTGACTCTCAGCAAAGTCAAGCGCAAGGTCGGCAATCGATTCGACTGCGGCCTTATACTCCGGGTCATTATTCATCCAATCGTAATGAGTAACGCGAGCGATTCCCACTTGTTTACAGGCAGTTGTAACAATGCCGAGGGACTTTTCGAGTGCCTCAATCATCGCTTTTTTATTCATGTTAGTTACCGTAGGGGTTACCATTGCGCTTAATTTTTATAGTTGGGTCGAGTTTTTTCATTCGGTCAATAATCACTTGGCAATACTTCGGGTCGAGTTCCATCCCGTAGCACTTGCGCTTTAATTGGTGAGCGGCAACCATTGTTGTTCCGCTTCCTAAAAAACCATCAAAAATCAGGTCTTTTACTTTTGAACTATTTTCTATTTGATAACTAATTAAAGGAATTGGTTTCATAGTTGGATGTTCTGCATTTCTGCTCGGTCTATCAAACTCTAATATAGTTGTTTGTTTTCTATCTGAATACCATTTATGAGTTTCTCCTTCCTTCCATCCATATAAACAAGGTTCGTGCATAAAATGATAATCTTTTCTTCCCATAACTAAACTATTCTTTTTCCAAATAATCATTTGTGCGAGTTTTAACCCGGAATCAACTAATGACTTTGAAAAATTTACTATTTCAACATCAGCAAACCAAACATAAAAAGGTGCTCCCTTTTTCATATATGCATAAATAGAAACATAAAAATCATACAGGAATCTATAAAAGTCATCATTCTTCATTGAATCGTTTTCAATAGTAAGAGCGTCTTTTGTCTTGCCCTCGTATGCAACGTTATAAGGGGGGTCTGTTACAACAAGGTCTATAAACTCATCTTTTAATAATTTAGCGTATTGGTCTATTTCTATTGATGAACCACACAACAATTTATGCTCTCCTATCTCAAATAAATCTCCGAGCACGATGTCGGTTTTTACTTCCTCAGGGATTTCAAAATCATCATCTTCGGCATCAAGGTGTTTGACTGCAAAGTCGGGAATGTCGAGTCCCCAATTCTCAAGTTCCTCGGCGTCCCATTGGTTGGCAATCATCTCCCAATCCCATTCCCCGAAGCCGACGTTATCTTTGACAATAAACTCGCGTTGCTGGTCATCGCTTAACTCGTGAGCGTAAATAACCGGGACTTCTTTTAAGCCGACTTCTTTACAAGCCTTCAATCGCATATTTCCCCCCAAAACCACGCCGTCCGCATTGCACACTATCGGCCGAAGCTCGAGCATTTTTGGAAATTCCTTAATTGACGCAACGAGCTTTTTAAACTTATCGTCTTTAATCACCCGAGGATTATTCGGATTGGCTTTTATTTCGCTTATCTTTTTTAGCTGAATCATTCGTCCTTATTCGTTTGTTTAATCGCATCTATCACCCCCCAAACCGCGAAAACGGCTATTCCCCACACTACCAAATTAACTAAAAACCATATTTCCATTTTTCAAGGGGTGTTAATATCTCATTTTTCCCGAAAACATTGGTATTTCATCGGTGGCGAAACCGCACTTATTAACAATCATTTTTGCCATTGGGCCTGACAAACGGCGAACCGCTGAGGGGCCTCAGGAAAGTCGGTAACGGCTTGTGAGTCGGCCATACAACGGGCAATAAACTCGGGTTTCGTTTCATTTTCTTTTTTTTCGGGTAGTGGCATAATTAGTTATTTACCTATTTATTAAACGGAAAGCCGTTTTTTATTACCCCAAATCGTCCAAATTGGCCGCGCCTATTGAATCTTTCAGGAATTGAAATATAACCCCCGCTTTACAGCTTGAGCACCCGTAACGCTGGCCCGTCATCTTAGTAAACCACGCGGCGGCCTCCTTTACCATTTGAGCCGTATAAACGCCCTGTTTAGGTAGCCCCGAAATGAAGGCGGCGAGCGCCTCGGTTTCTTCTTCATTGAGTTTATATCGGCCCCATTTGTTAATAGGGCAACGCCATAACGAGAGTTTCGTTTTATAAGGCATATGGCAACCGCAAAGCCTCAACTTTTTACGATAGTGAGTTATTGCATTATTAGCCTCAGCCTCGGCCAAGTCCTCAGGGCTCATTTTATTGCCCAAGATGAGGGTTCCGCAACTTTGCGTTGATTCTTTGAAGTGTTTACAAGCTCGGCAAATCGTCAGCCGCTCGGCGGCGATGGCGGGGGGTACTTTGAACATTGTTTTTTATTTTGGTTATGGCGTTTTCTACTAATTTGTAAAGTGTCTTAACGGGTATCCCCGTCGCTTTGCTGGCTTCCTTATAACTGAAGTCCTCGAGCATATAAAGCCTCAAAATGGTGGCATCGAGTTGAGGCATTAAATTGATATACGCGTCTAAATACTCGTTATCTAATCGGCTACCGAGCCACGGGGTCAATGGTTCGTCGAGGTGTTTATCTGATAGCGTTTCCCAATTCCTTGCGAATTTACCATATTTCACCCCAAAACGTCCCGAGGGGTCGATCGCCATTAAATACAACGAGCGGTTGACGTAGTAAAACAATTTCCCCTCAGCCGCCAGCGCCTCGGCCTTGTCGCGTTGGTTCTCGAGTATCTTCAAAAGCGTCTCCGAGAGTAAGTCATCGCCTTTCACCGGGTCACGCATCAGCCCCCGAGCGAACTTGCGCCACGTTGGGTAATGCTTTTCGAGCTCGGTGTCTATAACTTTTTTCAACCCCGTTTGGATGTAGCAAAAAACTAACATAGTTTTGTTGGCACTAATTTAAAACCCTTTTTTAATGGAAACCGAATCAGTTATTAACGAGAAAACACCCCCATTGTTAACGCCCGTTAACGAGTTTCTCAGCATTATTCAAAAGCGATATAACTCGAGCCCGAATTCGCTCGCATCCGCTGGGTACCGCGAGGTGCTCAAAATGGCCGAACAATTCATTCAGGCTGAGGCCGCTTTTGCTAATGCCGCTTATACGGCGGGATATGAGAAAGCAATCGAAGATATTAGAAACGCTAAAAACATTGAGCCCCAAAATGAAGCCGAAACAATTACCGAGCCTTGACGAGCTCAAGGCCCGCCGCCACGATATTCTCGCCCTCTCGAGTCAAGTGAAAACCGTTTACGTTCGAAACGTTTTGAACTTGAAACTCAAAAGCGTACATCGCGACCTCTATACACTTACCAAAAATCCTATTTACAAATGACTGAACTAAAATATACGGCTTTAGCCTTTGCGATTTTTTATGGAGTTGTGAGCATCATTGCGTTAGTGCTGGTGCTGCGTTTCTTTTATAAACACTTCAAAAAGGATTTATGAGCCCCGAAAAGTTAGACCAAATAATTAACGACCATTTCGGTACAAAGGCCCTCTTTTCGGCTCGAATGAAAGTGAGTCGGTTCACGGCTTACCGCTGGGTTAAAGAACCCCATCGAATGACGCTTAAAGACCTCGAGCGCCTGAGTGCAATAACTAAAACCCCCATTTGTGAACTGCTATGAACGTAAACGAAGATTTTAAAAACGCGATGGGGTTAGTACCGCTTAGGTATCAAAAGGCCGTATTGACCTTATTAGCGCCCCATTTTAGCCCCGAAATGCTGGCGGTGAGTGTCGAGTATCTACGAAAGGACGAAACCCACGAATTGAGCCCCCCCGAAATAACCGAGCTTATTTTTAAAGTAGTGGGCGACATAACCGGGCTCCGAGATTTTCGAAAGTGTAAAACCCGAAAGGCCGATTTCGTGTTCTCTCGGCAACTCGCGATGTTTACGCTATACAACTCGGTACCTCATTTTAGTTATCAGTACGTCGCGAATCTATTCACGCCCCAATTCGACCACGCGACAACCGTTCACGCGTGTAAGTCAATGGAGGCCCGTTACTCAACGAATAAAGCCACGCGGGAAACCATTAACGACCTCGCCAACATACTCGCCGAATACGGCCTTTATGGCTTACAGAATCGGTTGAACTTAATAACTCGAATCGCGTGAGAAAGCGCCTAAAAAATATGAGCATCGACGAGCTCAGGTTGCACCGCTGGAACCTCATTCACGCGAAAGCCGATAGGAGCGTTTTAGATCGCGTTAACCGCGAGCTCTTGGCCCGAACGGGAGAGGAAATTTATATTATCCGAAAAAATGGCGATTGAATTTTTACCCAAACAAAAGGAATGCCTCGACTCGTTGGGCCTCGATTCCACGGCCGAGGTCGTACTTTTCGGAGGTGCGGCGGGCGGGGCAAAATCGTTCACGGGTTGCGCTTGGCAAATAATGAGGCGGTTGAAGTATCCCGGTACTCGTGGCCTAATTGGTCGCAGTAAACTCGACACGCTTAAGAAAACCACGTTAAAAACGTTTTTCGAGGTTGCTGGGCTATTCGGACTCGTCGCGAATAAACACTACCAATTCAACGCGCAGTCGAATGTTATAACGTTCTCGAATGGCTCCGAAATAATACTAAAAGACTTATTCGCTTACCCATCCGACCCCTCATTTGATAGCCTCGGGTCGCTCGAAATTACAGATGGATTTTTAGACGAGTGCTCGCAAATAAGTAAAAAGGCCGTCGATATTGTGCGCTCGCGTATTCGATATAAACTCACTCAATACAATCTAAGTCCGAAAGTATTACTCACTTGCAACCCGTCGAAAGGCTGGCTCTATAATGAGTTTTTCGCGCCATTCCGAGCGGGGCAATTACCCGAGCATTTAGTATTTATACAATCGCGCGTAACTGATAACCCCCATTTACCCCCAACCTATGCCGATACGTTGGCCCGATTGCCCGAAGTCGACCGCAAACGATTACTCGAGGGGGATTGGGATTTCGACGAGACACTCGACGCGCTATTTACTACCGACGATTTGCTGAGGTGCTTTCGGACTGCCAGCGAAACGGGCGAGTTATACATTACCGCCGACGTTGCTCGGTTGGGAAAAGATAGGACGGTAATCGCTTTATGGCGTGGTTTATCCCTCATTCAAATAACCGAACTCCGAAAAAAGAAAATAGATGAGACGGCCGCAGTAATTCGGGAAATCGCCGACTACCATAAAGTAAAACTCTCGAATGTTATCGCCGATGCTGACGGGTTAGGGGCTGGGCTCGTGGACGTGCTCAAGTGTCGAGAGTTTCGCAATGGATCGCGAGCAACCAAGCCCGAGCGGTTCGTTAACTTAAAAGCCGAATGCTTTTTTAAACTCGCCGAGCTCATCGAATTGAATCGAATAACCTTCCCCATCCAGCACCGCGACACAATCGTAAAAGAACTCGATTTGATACGCCGTAAAAACCCCGAGGGGGACGGGAAACTCGCAGTAACCGGGAAAGAGGAAATTCAGCGAACCCACGGAATGAGCCCCGATTACGCCGACGCGGTGGCGATGCGAATGTTTTTCGAGCTATTTCCCAACTATGGGCGGTATTCATACGCTTAGTTTTCCACAAAGAAACCCCCGATTCGATGCGGGGTTGAGTCGGTTATACACAATCATTCAATAAACTTTTTTTGGTTTGTAGCTTTTTTGCTACATATATTTGCCAAACAATTAACAACTTAAAATTTTATCAGATGTACACGCTTACAATTTACAACCGTCCGAGCAACGAAATCAGCTCATTTGAATTCACTAACATACGCCAAGCCCTCAACTCATTTATTGAGCGATGCGACGAGCTCGGTTACAATTACGAAGAGGACAACGACGGCAACTTTCTCGCTGGCGGCCTCGGGCACGATAACTCAATTACTTTAATTTCTAATATTTAATACTTAAAACAATGGCAACTATTTCCATCCAAGTAAAATTACCCCAAGTCGTAGACACCCTCGAAATCGAGCTCCCGTACTACTGCAAAAGCGGCTCAACCCTTTTCTCAATTAAGAGCGAAACCGAGGTCGTTCAAGTGTCGATTTATCGAACCATTAACTCGGCTCACATCTATACCAAAAATTGGCTACCCACCGAGCTCGATAAATTCGAAACGACGGTTATAACCCGCGAGGAATTTATGGAGGCGCTTAACGAGGCGAATAACATAATAAACTCTTGTATATGAGCGATAACATCAAAACCGAACTCAGAATCATTCTAATCATTAATCTAATTACGCTAATATGGTTAATTATCCACTAAGCCCCGAAACGCTGGACTCGCTCCAAAAATTTCAAACTCGGCTCAACTCGTTACCCAGCGAGCTCGCCATCGAATCCACGCCCGACCGCAAAGCGCAAACCGTCGTTATTAGTCATATCGAAATGACTCTCGACGAGCTTTTTTTCGGACAATGGAAAACAGAAAATTTCAAATGGAGCGCGATTGCGAATGAGGTGCAAGGTTCTCTCGAGCTTGTCGCTATTCATCCCGTGACGGGTTTCGAAATACGCCGCACCGGGGCCGCCTCCATTGTCATAATGGTCGATCGTGTGCCCGATGGGATAACGGGAACCGACCGAAACCAATGGGCACTTAACCCATCCAACAAAAAAGCAAATGCGCTCGATATGGCATTCCCCAAGTTGAAAAGCGAATGTTTGAAAAACGCAGCGCAATCACTCGGCAAGATTTTCGGCCGTGACCTTAACCGCAAGAACGTTGACCAATACCAACCCTATAAATTGCAAGTCGGCGAATTACCCCAAAACGTTATCAATAAGCTCGAGGTCGGCATAATGAATAAAGACCCTCAAGCCATTGAGGCAATTAACGCCCTCGATACGGTAATGAGCCCAGCGCAAAAGAACCAATTATTAACCTTAATTCAGCGAACAAATGAGCAATAACCCTTATTTAAACGATTACCTCCTAACGGTTGCCCAAAATTCAGCCGCGTGGGATAAAATGCGCCTCGGCCGATTCACGGGCTCAGGAATCAGCGCCCTAATGACTAACCCCAAAACGAAAGCCGCCATCGAAGCGGGTGAGTTATCGGAAACCGCCAAAAAATACATTTACGAAAAGGCAATGGAGACGGTAACCGGGCAAAGCGCCAACGAGGCAACGAGCCGCGCCATCGACTGGGGGAACGAATGGGAAGAACACGCGTTACGTCAACTGCAAATCGCGCTCGATAGCCCCGAGGAAAGTACCGAACTCAAGCCGTCCTTTAAATTGTTTAACGAGTATTTTGGATGCTCACCCGATGCCTTTATGATTCACCCCGAATTCGGCCCGGTGGGTTGCGAGATTAAATGCCCGTGGAACTCGGTGAATCACTTTCTACATTCTCAGGTTCAAACGGGTGAAGACTTAAAACGAGTGAACTCCGACTATTACTGGCAAGTAATGGGCAATATGCTAACGTTTAATTTACCAGCGTGGGTTTTCGCCTCATACGATCCCCGCCAACCTGAACACCGACGTTTGCATCACACGGTAATTTTATTCGACCCCGAAGCGGCGGCGGCTCTTTGTGAGGCGATGCAACGAGCGCACTCCTATAAAGCTACAATCCTTCATAATTGGTTAAAAATGTAATCCCTAAAACCCTTTAAAAATGAATAAAAATCTAATTGAGTTAATTACCGACACCGTGAGCAAGCGCCCCGAAGTCCACACCGAAACAATTTATAACGCGTGCGATTCCGCTGGTTATGTGCGGGGCACCTATACGAGTTACCTATCGCTGATGAAAAAAGCGGGGTATATACGCCGAGTAAAGCCCCAAGTGTACGCAATCGGAAAGCCAGCGAGTACCCAAACAATCGCGCTTAACTTGCAACGTTTGGCGCTTCATAAAAGGGACATTAAAGGTGTACTCCCCCAAAATGCCCCGGTTGAAAATAAACAAGTTAAAAAAACAACGTCGCTTTTTACGGAGCCGAAAACTCCCTTTGCTGATATTCACCGAGCGCGTAAAATAACCGAAGCCGTTGACTTGTTAAAAAGTTATGGTATCAAAGTAACGCTCGAGTTTTAAAACGAGTTATTATTGCAACGGACTCTCATAATGAAATTTAAAAAATCCCCCTTTCGTTTATTGCCGTCAGCCTTCAGGCTATGGGAGTCCCTTTAAACGTTGGGGGGTATTTTTAAAATGAAAAAATCTTTTATCGTTTACACCGATTCGCTCAATATCCTGAGCGATCTAACCGCCGAACAAGCGGGGGAATTATTTAAAGCTATTTATAATTATCACTCAACCGGGGAATTACCGAGCGAATTTTGGCTCAAGATTGCATTAACTCCATTCGTTAACCAATGGGAGCGAGACGCTGAAAAATGGGAGCAAGTGAAACAAGTGAGGCGAGAAAGCGGCCGAAAAGGTGGGTTAATGAAAGCTCAAAATAACCCAAATAACCCAGTCGGTTCTCAGGAAACCCAAACTAAGCAAATGGTAGCAAATGCTAAAGATGCTAAGCAAACGTTAGCAAACGTAGCTGTTAATGTAAATGATAATGTAAATGTTAATGGTAATGTAAATGTTACTAAAGAAAAAAAATCTATAAAAAAAGAAATCCAACCGCCAACGCTCGAAGAGGTGAAACAATGGTTTACCGAGCAAGGTTCCACACCTGAGCAAGGGGCCAAAGCGTGGCAATACTACGCCGACGGGAATTGGCATGACGCTAAAGGCCAACCCGTCAAAAACTGGCGGCAAAAGATGAGGGGAGGCCGTTGGCTTGAATCAGTTAACCCAGTTGAACCCATCAAAACATACCAAAATTTAACTAATGATTACACCCCACTTTAATACTACTCTTATTCCACCGAGCGACACCGAGCTCGAGAAAACTATCTTAGGAGCTATTTTGCTCGATTTTAACGCGCTTAATCGCATCGAAGGTATAATTACACCACAAAAATTTTTTGACCCGCGTAATGGGCTTATAATGGAATCGGTTTTAAAACTCAAAAGTGAAAATAAACCCATCGACATTTTAACCGTTACCCAAACGCTGAGAAAAAATAACCAACTGAGCGCCGCGGGCGGGCCTATTTACCTCTCCGAACTCACTAACCGCGTAGCATCAACAGCTAATTTGGAAGCGTGGGCGCTTACGCTTACTGAAATGTATCTTAAACGCGAGTTGAGTAAAACTGCCTCGCGCATCGCCGAGCTCTCACTTTCCCCCGAAGTCGACCCTTTTGAACTTTATAACCAATTTTCGGCTGAGTTAACCGACCTGATTCGAGATAACCTTAAAGGCCAGTCGATGCACGTTTCCACTATTACCCCCGAAACCTCCGAGAGCATCGAGGCGAGGGAAAAAACGGGGGTGGCGGGATTGCCTACGGGAATTCGGGCAATCGATGGCGTACTCGGTGGGCATCAAAAGAGCGACCTCGTTTATGTGGCGGCTCGCCCCGGTATGGGTAAAACCTCATTCGCTATTTCGGTGCTCTTAAATATGGCCCAGCAAGGAAAGCCCGTCGCATTTTTCAGCCTCGAAATGAGCCGCGTTCAAATCGTTTTCCGAATGGCCTCCATTCTCTCAGGATTAAACGCCGAAATGCTCGCAAAGCACCGACTCGACCGCGAGGCAAAAGTGAAATACTACCAAATCGTTGACCGCATTAACGCGCTACCGATTTATATTGACGATAACGCGGCCTTGAGTATCTACGATTTAAAAACCCGCGTCCGTACACTCAGAGAAAAATATAAAATCGAGGCCGTTTTTATCGACTATGTTCAACTAATCGCGGCCGCCAAATCGAAAACGGCCAACCGCGAGCAAGAGGTGAGCGCAATAAGCCGAGGACTCAAGTTAATCGCCAAAGAAAACGACCTCCCCGTTATCGCGCTGGCTCAGTTATCGCGATCACTCGAAACCCGAAGCGATAAAAGGCCGATGCTCTCCGACCTCAGGGACTCGGGTTCGCTCGAGCAAGATGCCGATGTTGTTTCGTTTCTTTACCGCCAAGATTATTACGACAAAACCAGCGGTATTAACACTGCCGAGTTTATAATCGCCAAACATCGTAACGGCCGAACTGGTTTCGTAAATATAAATTTCACCCCCGAAACGATGCACTACTCAGACACTACTAAACCAATAATAAACGAATCTTGGGAATTATGAGGCATAAATGGAAAAATGCAAATGGCTTAGAACACGATCATAACGAGGAAAAATCTCAATGCGAAAATTGTGGTATTATAAGGCTTAGAGGTGGTAATCACGAATTTCCTCAGGTTTATTATTACCCTTTCGATTGGGGAGTCAGATACAAAGCGCCAAAATGTGAATTAAAAAAACGATTATTTTAATATGAGAATCTTTAAAAACTCCGACGGTTCTTTTGACATCGTAAACACTAACCGCGTATTATTCCACGCGAAAAATGGAACGTGTAAGGTAATCGGCCGAGTATCGGAGCGCTGGCGAACGGCATCCAAACAAGTTTACCGATTGCCCTTGAGCGTTATGAGGTTTCGCGATCAAATCGAAAATGAAATAATTTAAAAATGGAAATACCCAAAGAAATCAATATTTCGGAAGTTACCAGAACCGTAATGAAAGAAATTGATTTATCGCGCGATATTCGTTATTCAGCTTTAATCAATGGCGAAAGGGTAATGTATGCAACAGATGGCGTTTTTAAACCTCATTTATCGATCACTCAATGGGTTCAAAAGGTTCTTTTCCTTTACATTGAACGTTATAATCACTTTAATGAGGCGAATAAATGAAACGTTGCCGAGTGTGTAAAGAGAAATTCGTTCCGACTTATTCGAGCCTGCAAGCGACGTGTGTAAAACCGAGTTGCCTCATCGAATGGGGACGTATAACCGAGCGAAAAAAGGCGAAGCGGGAAATAAAGCGGATGCGCGAGAATATTAAGAGCGTGAGCCAATATCGGAGGGAATTGCAAAAGATATTCAACGAGTTCATTCGACTCAGGGATAAAAACGAACCTTGCATAAGTTGCGGGAAACCACTCCCCGCTAAATACGACGCGGGTCATTTTTACTCGGTGGGCAGTTACCCAAACCTCAGATTTAACGAGGACAACGTCCACGGCCAATGCGTCGAATGCAACCAGCATAAACACGGTAATCTTTTAGAATACGCGCCACGCTTAAGCGAACGAATCGGATTCGAACGGGCGAGCAAATTAATGATTCTACGAAACGAGCCATTACGGATGCCACTCGATGAGGTGAAATCGAAAATAGAACACTATAAAAAAGCCGTTAAAGAATGGAAATCGAAGAGCGAGTAAGGGCTTTAAAAAGCGAGTTGTTTATCTTGACCGTGCGGCGATCACTCCGCCCATCGATTGCCGATAATAAACGAATGTGGGAAATAATGGCCGAGCTTTATGAGCTCACTAACGATGAAATTTTTAATTTAAAAACCAAATAAAATGAGTAATTACGAACAAAAAGAGGGGCAAGGCTCCTTATTCAGAAACGACAAAAAAGGAAACGAGAAAGCGCCCGACTATCGCGGCTCGCTCAAGTGGAAAAACCAAACGTTGAATGTGGTCGGCTGGGTAAAAGACGCTAAAAACGGAACGAAATTCCTTAGCCTAAAAGTTGAAGCCATCGACACAACCGAAAAACCTCAAACGAATGAGCCCGGTAACGACCTCCCTTTCTGAGCTAATCGAGCAACTCGATAAAATAATCGAGGTATATAAGCCGCACCAACTGAATTATTCAGACGGCACGCGCGGTTATGTCAACGGATTAAAAGAGGCCCGCCATTTGGCCCAAAACCTTTTAAACAGAGAATTATGAGAACCCAAATTTATGATTTCAGCAACGCGATTCGAATCCTTAAGTTAAGAAAGGAACGCCACGAATTACTCTATTCCAATAAGGCGGCCGATATTCATCGACACCACCAAATTAGTAGCGAGTTATATGAGTTAACTCATAACCCGATTTACCTCAGGTTTTAAACTTGGAAGTGTGGGCGGTCTTTAAATTTTTTCCATTTGCCGCCCCATTCAACCGAGGGGTATTTTTCGGCGAGAATGGCCGCAAATTTCTCGAATAAGGCGGGGCTCCAGTCAAGGGCCCCGCTTTCGTTTTTAAATGCAATATCGAAAGCCTTAGCGGGGTTCGAATTGTGCTTACCATTGCGGGCTATCTGAGTAACCACCTTACCCGGTTTAGTTCGACCCTGAGCATATAGCGCCGCTTGCTCATCGTTATTCCGATAAGTACACGTTAAAAAGGGCTGGGGCTCGGTTGGGTGCAATTCGGCGAATGTCTTGGAACCATAGGCCCAAGCCTCTCGCAGTACCTCAACGCAAAATTCAATTTTCCGACTCGGCATTAATTGACTTTTTTAGTTTTCTTTTCTCGATGGCGCGTATAATTAAGCCAATCAGAATGATAATAACCTCGCGAATCGCATCGCCGTTTGAAGTGGGTAAAAGTTCCTCCATTTTATTTTTGATTTAATCGGTTAGTTCGTCATCGTCGTGATCGTCAGAGCTCCATAACGAGGCCCACAATCCTATAAAAAAAATATTCACGTTATCGACCGCCTTGTCGAGCATCTTTAAGATACGGTTTTCGCTCTCGTTCATTAAACGATTTAAAACCATAAACTCATAAACGATATAAAGCCCGAAAACAACCAGCGCAATGATGAGCCCCGCGAGTATCATTCGGACTCTTTTTTCTTAAATTTACTCGGAAACAAAAGCATTCCCATAAATTTCCAAAATGCTATTGAAGCCCCAAGATATGCAAGGAATTTCGCGCAGTCCATTAATAACGGCGGGAATCCACTCGCAAACTCGAGCCCCGTTGCAACGAGTAACATAGTACCCGTTTTAAACATAGCGTCTACGGGTTGGCTCAAGTCAATGTCGAGGAGGTTCATTTTTTCGGTTTCGTTTTACTGAGTAGTTGCTTTTCGTAGCGTTTCAACGCCTCGATATATAAACGGCGTTTCTCGGCGGTTTTACTGATTTTAGTCATTAAGGTATTTGATTAATTGAGCGGTAACGATAACCCGTTCTCGAGCTCGCAGTATTGCCAGTCGAAAAGATATAACTCGCCGAACTCTTTTGAATTGTAATCGGCGGGCGCTGGGGCCATTGATTGTTACTATACTCAGGCAGTAAACTCGAATTCGCGCATAACCAGTCAACCATTAGCGAGGTGTAATGCTCGGCATTTTGTTGCCAACGTGTTAACTGGTCTTTAAAAATAACGTCGCCGACTGGCTGAGAGTCCTCGGAGGTTCGTTGCACCATTGTGCCGTTATCGACTTTATAAGTGAGCGTCGGAGCGGCCTCTACCATAGCCCACCACAACACAACTCGGCGGGCATAATCCTCAACTAAGTCTTGGTACGCCCCCGCGAGCGTGTTGTTTAGTATATCGTTTTTAATCTTTTCATAAAGCGAGGTTCCCAAATAAGGCGCGAGGTGTTTATCCTGAGCCAAGTAAATAGCGGGGTACAACAAGTTAGGATCGACCGCGCCGTTTATGTTCGTGTATTTTTTGATATACACATCATTGATTAAAAGTATTTCAGCCATTGTATTTTATCTTCTATAATTTTTTCCCTCAATGCCATAAACTGGGTTCGTTGGTAAAAACCCGTTGTAGTCCATATCGATAGGCCACAACGCAACCAGCTCAGGGTTTCGCACTTTATACCCCATTTTCTCGGCCCTTGCAACCGCGATTTTTTGCGCGTCGTTAGCGAGTGGATTTATTCCTTTCGCGTTAATATAAACCTCTTTACGCCAAAAATGGTGACAATTCCCACCGCCTTTATAAAGCCAAATCGAGTAGAAATCGGAACCATTCGGGCCCCATTTAGGATTTACAGCTCTTAACTCCATAGCCTCAATATCCTCTTTACGATACAACTTGTCGGCGGCCTTCATTTTTTTACAAAACTCTCGCTCGGTTACTGAGTCGCCCGAATATCGGTAACGCGTCATAAACGTGACCCCCGCATAATTCGTTTCGTCTTGGTCGCTCGGAGCCATTGGTTTCGCGCTTCCCGTCGAAGCCAGTTCGTGAGCCTCGATTTTGATTAATTCCTCGTTTTCTAAATCGTCGTTCTCGTAGTCAACCTCGTAACTATCGATTAAGATATAACCCTCGGGAGTGTCCTCACCTAACGCTATAAGTTCGTCGGCAACTTGTGAACTCAGGCTTTCGCGGTTAATTCGAGTCACGATTCGAGCGGCCCAATCGCGCCCAGCATCACCGCCCCAAAGTTGCCACGCTATGCGCCCCGCACTTGGAAAACCCTCCTCACCCGAGGACCAACCTTTCGCCTTTTTGTCGATTTCGTGACGGCTGAAATATGAGTTCATTCGCTTAATAGTGTCAACCGATAGGTTTCGTAAATTCGAAATATCGCGAGCCCTTGCAACTCCGACCTCGGTTCCCCCTCTCCCGTACTGCTCGCGCCATTTTAGCCCCAATTCGGCCGCTCGGGCCATTTCATTGGTGGGCTTATATGAGTCCTCGGCTAATTCAACCGAACAACACTTTTTTTTTTCAGCCTCGAGGGCGGCGGGTTGCGCTGGAGCGGTAACCGTGGTCGGTTCCTCTTTTTTAAGCGGTGTATTCGGAACGACCGTAATAGTTAAACCGGGCATTTCCCAACTTAAAACGTCCTCGAATGCTTTGGAAATTTTACGTTGAGCGGGCTCAATAACTTGGTTAGTGAAAATTTCTAATCCCACCGCCATCTCATCTTTATTCGAGCCGAATCCCGAGGCCGAACGAATACCGAATAAAAGCGGTGTCGTTACACGATGGGCAACCATTATAAGCGACGTACTTTCCTCGCTTAAAAATTGGTATTGTTTATCGGCATCACTCAGCGGAAAAGTCGTAATATCAGGTTTCGGCGTGTCTCTCTCGTTAAAAGTCATTATAAATTTACCCGCATTTTTCGCCCCCGTTAATTCACGTTCCCAATCCCGTTTCATTTCCCTCTGTTGTTCGGGGTCGGGGGCACCTTGGAACATTGAAACGATGAAGCTCGGCATTAAGCCGTTTACGATATTGTTAATGTGATAAACTGAAATTTCCTTAGCTAATTCAATTGAGTTAATCGCTGAGTAGTAATCGGGACGCGGGTAAAATTGGCCGCTTGTATAATTGAAACAATAATAAATTTGGCGAGGTTCCTCAGCGTTTTTAGCGATATTAAAAAGCGGAATGAATTCTGGCTTATTCCTTTTGCGCTTAGTAGCCGCCCAATCGTTCGAATGCCAAACGCCCATTATTTCCTCGTCCTCGCCGTGAATTCCCAAACGACACTCCTCGAATGGAATGTGGCGCAGTTTCGCAATATTCTCGCGATCGTAAGTATAAATTACCTCGATGTAAAAACCGCCGTATTTTTTGTAGTCGTGAGACGCGCCGTAATAAACGTCGTATGTTTTTAGCTCCTCAATGCGCTTTTGATACAATCCCGCCTCGAGTGATTTGCCCGCTATCATATCGCCAATCGAAATACACAAAGAACCGTGAACGGCTCCCGTTTGGGCGAGCTCGCGGAGGTATTGGGGGAAAAGATTATTAACCCCAAAATTCACCCAGCCTCCGCGGTCGGTTTTTTCGGCTGAACTTATAACCGTATAATCGGCGAGCTTTACACTAACCGCATTGTTAAGAGCTTTATCCATTGTAAATAATATCGTCGTTAATAGTTATAGTGGGTATATCGTAAAACGTGGTTGCGTCACTCATTACGGCCCATCCTATGCGGCATAAACCAACCACCGAGGCGTCGTTCGGATTAAGATTCACGGCCGAATTTTGGCCATAAACATAATACCGATAACGCCCCGCGAGAGTAAGCCCCGCAGTAGTAACGGTTAACGTGGTTATTCGTTGGTTTTCGTTTACTATCGTCACAACTTGAGCGAGGTCGGTTCCCGTAGTCGAGTTTTCTTCGTGGGTTAAAATTAGTAAATAATGGGTAAATGCAGTCGCGAAATATTGGCGGCTCTCATCGAGTGCCAACCTCATTATTTGCCCCGCTTGGTTAGTAGTTAAGTATTCCATTATTTTATAAAAAAAGGGCGGGCAAAAACCCACCCCGTTTTAAACATCTAAACCCTTTATATATTACGAATTCACAACGGTAATACCCGTAAAATTGTCGAAAGGAACCGAAGTGTACGGCTCGAGGAAATCAGGTTGTCCCGGTTCCTGAGCGTTCAATGTGAACTGATATCCGTTCAAATCGCCTTTCGCCTTACCCGATTGGTAAGAACCAGTTGTAAGGAAAGCGCCGTCGGTACGTCCTACGCAAACGATTTGATCGTCGTATAGTTGAACGAAAACGATGAGCTTCGCTTTCGACATATTCTCAAGTTCTTTTTTCTTAGCGTTTGAAAGTTTACCGAGAGTAATCTCAACGCTTTGGTCGTAGTATAACGTTCCGTTTTCGAGGTTCGCAGTAGGTACAACGGTAACGGCTCCAGTATTGCGGTTAGGCTGATATTGGAAAACGTCAACACTTCCCGACGTACCCGGTAGGCCGTCGATAAGGCCCGTTGCTGGGTCGATTGTGATGCCACTTGAGAAAAATTCCCAATTAGCAATATATACGTTTTTTACCCCGCCGACCCCTTCGTTGCACTCGAGCAAAAAACCGTGTTCTAATAAACAAGCCATTGTATTATATTTTTAAAATGGGGGATTTTACACCCCCGTTAATATTAATTAGAACCAAGTACCGTAAGCGGCAATCTCGTTACCGATACCGAATTGGCAACCAGCGTAAAACTTAGCTGAGAAACGAACATTGTCCTCAGCGAATTGGCCCATATCTACGACCTGAATGTTATTCCAGTCACCGAGAATGTTTGTACCGAACCAAAGATTCGACTTTTGAGCCATAACGATAGTGTCATCAGGCATACCGGGACAAATCGCCAACTGATAACCTAAATAAGATTTAGGCATCTCAGGGCCGCCGTAAGTATACCAACCATTACCCGCCGCCGCGCTTGCTTGCATAAATGCCTCCCAAACGTTTTGAGCGATGTAGATAACTGGCTTTTCAGTTGAGCGCTTTACCGCCGTTGGGCAATCAGCAACCGTCAAAGCGATTTTAGCGATTACGTTCGAAGCGTCGATAGCAACTGGAGTCGCTACGAAATTAACGCCCGAGCCGCCCGCGTTCATAAGAGTCAAAAGTCCATCGTACTCGCCCGCAGTTGCGTTAACGCCCGTCCAAAGAATCTCCTCGTTCTTTGCCGCGATTCCCTCGAGCATATTCGCGATGAGAGTCTCGGCCAATGCTGGCTCGAGCTCGCCGTCTTGAACATAACCCGCGCCCCAGTCAGCGAGGAAAGTGTTTTTACACAAGTTGCGTTGAACTTGGAATTTTTCAAGTGTTAATGTGCGCTCGGTAATTGTAACCGTGCCAAGTGGTGTAAAGTCACAAGTCGGAGCCTCGAAAGTGATGTTATCAACGAGTTTTTTTACAACCGCTTTGTAATCGATATTCTCTTTTACGGTAACGTGTTGAAGTGATTCGTTGGCGAGGAACGCCGCCTTAATGTACTCACCCGCGTATTTACCCGCGTAGGTAGTAGTTAAACTTGTGGTAGTTGCCATTTCTTTTTAATTATTTGATATTTTCAATGTTCTTAATGATGCGCTCGCGAAGTGTCATTTGAGCGAACGACTTGTCCTTTTTATCAGCGCCCAAAACGACGCGCTTTTGCTCTTTTACAGATGGCGCGGCGGGTTGCTTGCGGAGTGAACTCAATTCGGTTTTAGTCGACTTAAGTTGCGCCGATAGTTCCTCGATTTTATCCTCAGCTTTAGTAAGCTCGGTGTTTAACGAGTTATTAGTTCCCTCAAGTGAAGCCACGCGCTCGGTTAGTTTCTCGATCGCGGTTAGCAAATCGTCCGAACTCATTTCGGTTTCCTCGAGCTCAGGGAGGCCCATTTCGGCAATCATTCCCATCTCGTTAACGTCGATAAATTCGCCAGTCTCGAGCTCGTAACGGCCCATAGCGGCGGGAACTTTATTCCCCTCCTCGTCTTTTGTGTAGACATCGACACCAATCGCAAACGATTCGGCGCTGGTGAAAATCGGAGTGCCGTCCTTCAAACGTGCCTCGACCTCAAGATTAACCTCGGTTTCAAGGTCGATGCCATACGCTTTCGGATCGACCGAAAACTTTTGGAAAATCGCCTTTATTGATTCTTTCAAATTACTCATTGTAAAAGTGCTTTACCGAAAAAACGGAGTTGTTGACACTTTCCCCAAAACAAAAGAGCCCCCACGTTTGGAGGCCCTTCGCTTTAAATAATTACACAGAACCAAAACATAATCAGATAACCACAGAACTAATCATTTTTTCTATTTCACTCAATAACTCATTTTCGACATTTACGGCGCTCATCGACACGGCCACCTCTTGAAAATGTCCCTCAATTGAAAACCCTTTTACGTTACCCTCTTTTACCTCGTTCCAAATTTCGTCATCGGTAACATTTAGGCCAACAACCCACGAACCAACCGGGGCCGATAACCCGAAATGGTAGGCTTTATCTTGCTCACCCTCGATAACCCAGCTCTCGACAACGGGGCAACCCATAACCGAAAATTCGTGCTCGAGAGTGGTATTGTGTTGTAGGTTTTTTTTTAGGTATAAGTGAGCGCACTTTTCAACCGTCTCGGAATCGAAGTACATATAATATTCCTCGCCCGTGTTTTTGTCGATGCGGAAAATATACTTATTCGGAATCAGCGCGGGGCCGTATAACATACGACGTTCTTTGTTTACCGCCGCTAACTTAACCTCACTCAGCGCGACGAAATTTTCCTCAATGGCGGGGAATTCAACGAGTGATATTGCACCGACCCCGAGCTTACCGCTCTCGTCGATTACACACTTAACAATTTTCTTTTTTTCCATAGTTGTATTATAAACGGCTCAAGTCCTCAACTTTCGCCCTCGCCTCCATACTCGAGGCAATATCGCTCGATAGAACATAGGCGGGTTGGATTTGTTGGGGTTGGTTAAAATTCAATGCTGATAGCGGGTTAAATTCAGGTGCCCCACTCGATGCCACGCCCGTAGACGAAAGCCCACCGCCGCCGCTATTTGAGCCACCCGAGGGGGCGGGACTGCTAAAAGTGGTCGCCTTAATCTTGGCAATATTCGCCAAGCCAGCGGCAACGGCCGCCGCCGCCGCGATGAAACCGCGAGCAACCGAAGTAGGGTCACCCGGTATGACTTGCGATGCATAGGCCGCCGTAGCACTTTGATATGTAGCGACGCCCGCCTGAGCGATTTGTAAAGCTTTGTTACGTTGGAACGCTTTCTTTTGGCTCGCCTCCGATTTACCCGCGAATAATTCATTTAACGAGCTCAAAGTGGCGAGGCCGTCTTGAGTCGATTTCGTAATCATATCGCTCGTGGCCATAAACGCGTCTAGCTTATCTTTTTGCGCCTTTTCATCGGCCGCCTTTTCAGCGTCGCGGTAATCCTGATTAATCTTTTCGAGCTCGGCCGTCCGTTGCTTTTCGAGATCGGCCGTTAGTTGCGCGTTGCCTTTAGCGAGTAAAAGTTTCGCGTCGTAATCGGCTACTAAATCCTGAGTGGCCTTTTGACGTGCGGCCTCATTTGCCGAAAGGTTTTTTAAACGTAACTCTTGAGTGAGTGCGAATTGAGCGTCCTCGCGTGCGATACGTTCTTCGTTTGCTTTCGCGGCCGCCGCTTGTTCGTTGGCTAATTTTATGGCATCTTGCTCGGCCAGCGTGGCGAGCTCTTGTTCAAAGTAACGATCACGAATGGCTTGGGACTCGACTCGCTCTTGCTCAATTATTTGCTTTTGTAAATCCTTATTGCCGCCCGCCTTCTCTTGTAGCTGCTGATATTTTAACGCGACTTGCCTTAACTCTTTTTCCTCGGCTGATAACGTGGCTTGGAATTGTTCCTCGCGACTCGCGGTAATTGCGTCCGTTACCTCTTTTTCGCGTGCCTTAATTTCAGCCGCACGTTGGGCCGCACGTTGACGCGCCGCCGCCGCCGCTTGCTCAGCCGCGCGAGCCTCATCGGCTATCCTCTTTTCCTCAGCCGCCGCCGCATCATTGCGCGCCTTTTCAACCTCGCCCGCCTCTCGCTCGGCCGCTGAAATTGCGAACTCGGTATTTTCATCGATTAACTTTTGACGTTGCTCGAGTTGCTTTTCGGTTAACTTAACGCCCGTTGCCTCTTGGTTGTTTATCTGATTTATCAGCGCGTTATTATCGTCGATGCGCTTTTGCTGAAATTGTGCATTAACCGCGTCGACATCTTGCCCCGTTTCCTTGGCTTTCGCAACTGCTAAACGTCGCTGATTATCGAGCTCCTTGTTAACCCGCTCTTTATTGCCGATAGCCTTATCAATAGCATCCCCCGCCGCGATGGCAGTCAACCCGATTGCGTCGGTGAAACCGACGACTAAATCCTTAACAAAACCTATCGCGTCACCTATCGCCCTAAATGCAATTCCCACGGCGGGAATAGCCTCGGCCAATTTCGAAAAGTTGGTAACGATTAACGCTATAACCCCGCCAATTAAAAAAATAGGATTCGTTAAAAGCGCTTTACCTAAATTCAAAATGGATTTACCGAAAGCATTGCCGCCCTCAGTTGCACCCGAAAAATTTAGACCTTTAATATTTTTAGCGAGGCCATTAATCGAATCGCCAGCGCCCGCGAAATCGAGCGAGCCGAGACGGCTTTGAAGATTACGAAGATTATTCCCCGCACTCTCGAAAGCGGGCCCCGCGTTGGCTCCGATTTCCTCGTTAAAATCCTTTTGCGCGTCCTTTAATTGCTCGAGTCGAGTCTTGAGCGCGAGGTACTCGTCGGAGGTTTTCGGAAGCGTGGTCGTTTGGAGCTCATTGGTTAACTCCTTAATTTGTTGGCGGAAATTTTTTGTCGATTCGCCCGCCTTATTTACCGAAGTGCCGAGTTTATCAATATTCTGTACTGCCCCCTCCGAATCGGTGGTTACGGTTATAAGTATGTTAGAATTCTCAGCCATTAAAGAAAGCAAATATTAAGTAAGCAACGAACCCCCACCATATCGCAAAGCATCCCCATTTTAAGGCGTAATA